ACATTATGTTTCCACACGGCATATAAAATTATAATATTTAGGGATAGTATAATGCCCAAGAAAGGACGACCCTCGAAGGCCGAGATGAAAGCCATGGCATTAGCCAGCGCAAAGAGAGCAGGTCTCAACAAGACCGAGAAGAAGCAGACGAAGACCATCGTAGAGAACGCCATTAAGAAAGAGCATACGCTCAAATACTTTAATAGTGACGACACGTTTACTGCATTGGGACCCAATACGTCAACTGTTGGCAGCGCATTAAAACAGGTCAGTGTCCTTGGATATTCAAGCACCACTGCCAAAAACAATCAGGGAGTAACCCAAAAATATGGTAGTCAAAATGTTTTCCCACTGTTACTAGCCAAACCCTTTGCGCGCATTCCTGACGACGCAGTCTCTACCACGAATGCTCCAAATGGAAACACACTCTTGCCTAAGATCGCAAGGACTGCTTTCAGCATAGAACGAGTAAGATACGCTGTGGGCGTTGACACCAACAACACCCCAGACGCAGCAGCGGCACGCGCACTACCAATCACTATTAGAGTGATTAAGGTAGGATTCAAGACACAGGTAGGCACTGCCGAAGAATTGAACCCAAATATCGATTTATTCTTGGATTACCGCACGGGAATACAGACTGGAATAGACTCGAGCAATTTTGACAGGCTTCAATGCCGATATGGTAAAATTAACACAAAGAAATACACTAAACTGAGCGACACGATGTTTACTGTAAACCAAAACAACATCCTTGTACCAGTTCATATGCCGCCAACGGCTGCTAACAGAACTACCGACTTTTTCACAAAATCGGGCAGTGCAATTAAACACATGGTAGTCCCATTCCAGTTGTCGCAACGTAAGAATGGTAAACTATATTACGATGACGTTGGCTCTGCCAGCGAACCAGACACGTTTACGTCTGGTGGTCAACGCCAATTGTTACTCATCCACTCGTGGTATGAGAACGGTCACGACCTCTTGGGCGCTACAGGTCAGCCAGTGGCACCGACCACAGAAGACCTCCAAATCAAACACCTCTGTCAATCAGCATTTGTAGACACAATGTAAAAATGATATGTAGAGAGAAATAGAATTCAATGTTATAACATTGTAAAAATACAGGACTATCCTAGCCCGCCGGCAATGAGGCATCACGAGCTCTGCTCGTGTAGGCGTCCGCCATCTGACGCAGCGCAAGCGAGTCGAAGATGTGCGTCGAAGGGGGTCGCTTGCGGGCGTCCTGAGTAGCCGTATACTATATTTATGTGTAATATTAAATTAAGAGTATATAAGGACTTAAAGGCCAATGACATATGACATATGTAATTGGGCGGTATGTTAGGTGAGGCGAGCTATGGCAACATTGTCGTGGCCCTCATCTGGCATATTGTCCGCGAAGGGTTTTATATATCTATATAAAACCACCACTAACTACTTAAAAACTTTTTCTGTAGTATTAGTATAACCTGTATGAATGAAGTTCTTACAGACACCCCAGACATATTAGGAGTATGGAAGTTGCCCAGCAATTACCAATTCTTCATGTGTCACATTCACCACGACCATATAGATTATTTAGAAGACACCCTTCAAGAATATGAAATAGGCGAATATGTAATAGGCGCCGAGATTACACCATCAACAGGAATCCATCACTTCCATTTTTTAGTAGAGATGTCCAAGTATGATTATGCAAAATATAGCAAACGAGTATTTATTGAAAAGTTTAAACTTCGAGGGAGAGCAACGAAAGGTGCCCCTCGTCAATACGGCAAAGTAAAGGATATCAAGTCACTGGACCGCGCAGCAGCATACACGATAAAAGATGGAAAAATAAGAACCAATATGAGTCAAGAGCGTATTAGCAAATTAGCAGAATTAGCATACGAAAAGAAAACAGATGATACATTAGCAAAACTGATTGAATATGTAGATGATAACATAAAGGAACTGTTAGATTATGAGAATGAACCAATGAATTATCAGAAGAAACTAGAGAGAATACCAATCCTAATAATAGGATGGTTAAGAACCAATAAAAAACCTTTAAGAGCATCTACGATAAGATATTATTCACATCAGGTCTTGGCATACACCAAGCACACAGATTTACAATATAGTGATTCAGAAATGTATAACATTATGTTTCCACACGGCATATAAAATTATAATATTTAGGGATAGTATAATGCCCAAGAAAGGACGACCCTCGAAGGCCGAGATGAAAGCCA